GTACTTGCCGACGATGATCGGCAGGCCGTAGGTCTCCAAAAACTCCGCGAAGTCGCCGATGCTGTAGGCCTTGTACAGGAAGGGCCACACCAGCACGCGGCACAGCCCCATGCGCCCCAGATAGCCCGTCTTGACCTTGCTGTGCTGATGCAGGATCCAGCCCATGCTGATCGGCTCGGCGCCGTCCGGGCTGCCGTCGGCCAGGCGCAGCTCGCGCCGGTTGCTCGACACGCGAAACCAGGTCTGCGGCCGCGGGTGAAAGCTCGGCAGCCAGTCCTGGCCCCAGCGCTCCCACTCGAGCTCGATCGGGGCAAAGCCGTGGCCCACGGCTTCCATCATCCGCACGACCACGTCTTCGAGATCGTCGACGGCGTCGCGCAGCAGCGCCTCCACCATCGCCGCGGCCTTCTTCTCGGCGCGGCTGGCGTTGCTCGGCGGCTCGATGGACCAGTCCAGCCCCAGCACCGCGCCCGCGCGCTTGTCGAACTCGCAGCGCAGGTGTGCGTCGCGGTCGTACATGTCGTCGAACAGCTGGTGTTGCGCGAGGATGTCGCCCTCGTCGGCCTGGCGCAGGATGCGCGCGGCCTTGGCGGGCGTGAGCCCGTCGAGCTGGCTCTCGACCATGAAGTGCGCGAGCGTGGCCACGCGGGCCGTCTGCGGCTCGCGCAGCAGGCCGGAGTCGAGGGGGTTGCCGTGTTGGTCGATGATGCGCATGGTCGTTACTCGGGCTGTTGGGGGGTGTCGGCGATCGACTCGGCAAAGCTCAGCCGGCGCGGGCGCCACCAGCCGCAGGTGCCGCACAGCACCCGTCCGCGCAGGCAGGTTGTGTCCGTGCTGCCATGCGCAGTGAGCGTGGTGAGGTGGTCGCAGCGCTGGCAGCGCAGGGGGGCATCGCTCGCGGCGTGAGGGGCCATGTCAGCCGCGCTCCTGCACGTCGATGAGGCCACGCTCGCAGAACGGCCTGATCAGCTCCGCGAACTGGTCGGCAGGCATTGTCGCGTAGGCCCAGTTGATGGCGTCTCGGCCGGCATCCAGCCACCGCTGGTGCAGTTCCTCGGCGCGCACAATGCGTGTAACCAGCACGTCCGCCGTAACGGTTTCGGTGCTGCCGTCGGCATAGGTGACCACCAACATCGTCATCAGAACATCCTCCGCGATTGGTAACCGTAGTCGTCGCCGCCGCTGCCATGGCGGCTTACGGCCTGGAAGCCCTCCATCCCCACCGCGCGTGTGGTGGCGATCATCCACAGGATGTGCAGGGCTGACAGACCGTCGTAGTGGTGCCCGCTCTGTGGCTCGGGCCAGCTGTCCAGCTCAGCAAGCAGCGCTACAAGGCCGGGCGAGAACAGGATGCTCGGCTCCATGGCGTCGGTGATGAACGGCTCCAGGCTGTCGATACGGGCGTCCCGGTCGCCAACTGCGGTAACCCCCACCAGCGGCACGGGGCACCCCCGGCGCACCGACTCGCGCACGATGTTCTGGCGCTGCGCCTCGAAGGCGACGTTGTTCTCGAATCCAATTGCAACGCACCCATATTCGCGTTGCGTGGCGATGAGATCCGCCTCCAGCTTGCTCGGCACGCGGCGCTTGATCACCGCCTCAATCACATTGAGCTTCGCGCGGGCTTTGTCATAGCCGCCGATCAGGATCGCGGAGGGGTCTGACGACTGCCCGCGGCCAACGGACGGGTCGCAGGCGCCGAACATGATCCATTGCCCGCGCACCACCCAGAACTTGTAGCCGGCGAAAACCCGGTCTTCATCGCTACGCGGGTCTCCCTGCAGCTCGGTGCCGAACGCGCGGGCGTTCTTGGCTCGCTGGCGCATCAGCCAGAACAACGAGCGCACACCGGGCCAGCTGATCACCGCGCCGTCATCCATCTCGGCGCGGCGCTCCTGGTAGAACTGGTAGGACGGTAGCGCGTCATCCGGCGCAACCTGGCCGCGCTCGGCGAATCCCTCCATCACTGCCTTGTCGGCGTTGAGCATGATCTCCTGGCATTCGTTCCAGAGGTCCATGTGCTTCGGGAATTGCTCGATGGCGCGGAAGTGGTGCACAAGGTGCCCCACGGTGCGCTTGGCGCGGCTGATGGGATCATCCTTGTCCAGGATGGTGCCCACGCCCACGTACTTGACCGAACCGTCCGGCGGGCCGAGGTAGTCGATGGCCTTTTCCAGCCAGTCCCAGCGGTTATTGCGCTCGGTGGGGCTCTTGGCTTCCTTGTCGGTGATCAGGTCGTCGCCCAGCAACACCTTGGGGCGGCTTGCGCCGTGGAAGGTGCCACGAATGGCCTGCTCGGCGCCGAAGGCCTCGAACTTGACGCCGGCGCGGCTGACGAACTCGCCCACCTTCCACTGTGGCCCGCGACCGCAGGCTTCTGGGAAGTCCAGCGCCAGCGCGGCGTTCACCGTGAGCTCGGTCTTCACCACCTCCAACAGTTTGGTGGGCAACTTGGTTTCGGCGCCGAGCAGCACCACGTAATCCACGAAGTACGGCAGCACCGCCACGGCTGGCCAGTCGATGTCCTTGCGCACGTCGGCCTTCTGCAGCAGCGCGCGTACGGCCACCCAGCAGGGGCCGACCTTGGTAGCGAGTGAGGACTTGGCCTCGCCGCGCGGAGCAATCCACCACTCCTTGCAGCCGCCGGGAGCGTCCAGCAGCTGCGGGAAGCGGGTGAAGAAGTGCCGATGAAAGCTCGACGACGGCGCGCGGATGTGGTGCGGAAAGTACGTGTGGGCGAAGAACTCGAAGTCGCGATCGACCAGCACGCGCCGGCGACGCGCCGCACGCGCAGCCGGCGACGGGTCCAGCCCGACCTGGTGCGCAGTGATGTCCCGGCGCAGCTCGGCGACCAGGTCGGCCAAGTCGTCGCGGAAGTCGCGTTCGGTGGTGGGTTTAGCTGCCATACAACATTCCGCGCGTCGGCATCAGAGGATCAGCCATACGCCTTCCCCAGCTCTTCGCCGAACGCTTCCAGCATCTCGGCCAGCCCCGCCGCGTTACCTGGGTAACGCGCCTTGGTGAACTCGAGCAGCCGCTTGATCACATCCAGCGCAACGGCCAGTTTGTCCGTCTCCGGCATCAGCCGCTTGAGCACGGCGGCCATCTTTGTGTGGCTGTCGGCCAGGCTGGCCAGCGCCTGCACCTTGGCGAGCGGCTCCATGTTCTCGGCCACCTGGAGGGCCTCGGCGGTGGCCTGCGTCTGCTGCACCATCACGGCCAGCGTCTGGCGCACCACGTCCTCGATGCCGCCGCCGGCGATCATCTGCGCGCCGCGGGCCTTGTCCCAGTCGTCGCCGGCCTTCTTGGCCTCGGCCTTCCAGCGCCGGGCGGTGGCGATCGGCACCTCGTGCTTGAGCGCGGCCACCTCCAGCCCGAGCACGTCGAAGACGAAGGCGGCGCGCACGGCGCGGCGGGTTTCGTCAGGGTGCGCCATGGTCGGCCTCGAGCTCGATGGTGCCGCTGATGAGGAGCGGGTAACAGGGCGCGCGACCAGGGCGGAAGGCCTCGGCCAGCGCGGCAAAGCCGTCGAACAAGAACCCGACGACGTCAAACCACCACTCCGGCACGCCGTTGCGGGCGCACAGCGTGGGACAGTCGCTCTCGATGTCTGCGATGTACACGGGCACCAGGAAGCAAAACCAGCCGAAGTGCGTGTAGTGCGCGATCTCGGTGGCGGTCAGGCGGTTGAGGACGGCCATCACGCCACCCCCGGCATCTGCGCCCGCTGCAGCACCACGTCCCGCCCCGCCTCGGTCAGCGTGGCGGCGTCGGCGAGGCCGGTGACCAGGCCCACGTCGCCGAGCCACAGCAGGTCGGCGCGCACGCGGTCGACGGTGACGACCTGGCCGTGGACGGCCTCGAGCTCGTCGCGCAGGCGGCGCGAGGTCATCGACTGGCCGGGCACGAAGAACAGCAGGCTGAGGATGCCGTGGCGGCGCAGGCGCTCGGCTTCGCGCTGGGCGGTGGTGCTCATGTGCGGCCCCTTATTGCATGCCCTTCTGGGCAATCTGATTGAGGATCAGGCGCAGCGTCTCGCCCTGGCCGCGCGTCTCGCCGAGCAAGGTCGCGAGCGTGCGCGCGGTTTCGTTCTGCTTCTCGTAGAGCTTGCTGAGGTCGTCGTGCGTCGGCGCCTTGGACACCACGCCCTCCAGGCGCGAGATGCGGGTAGCGTGGTCGGCCAGGCGCGCATCGAGGTCGGTCTCGACCGACTCGAGCCGGCGCTCGACGGCGCTCGAGCGCGCGGCCTCGCTGTCGCGGTGGGCGGCGAGCTGGTCGGCGAGCATGGCGCCGTACTGCTGCAGGAAGGTGCGGCCGATGGCCCACACGCCCGCGATCAGCGCGCTGGCGATGCCGGCCAGCACCGCCACGGTGAAGTAGTTGATTTCGATGATCACGGGGCCTCCTGGGCGTACGGGGGGTCGGCGTGCCAGCGGATCAGCGCGTCGAGTCGAGCGGCGCAGGCGGCATAGCGGTGGTAGGCGTCGGCAGCCCAGCGGGCGACCTCGGTGTCGCTGGCGGCGGGCTCGCCGGGCTCGCCGGGTTCGGCAGCTGCAGGCCGAGGCTGCCGCGTGGAATCGGCGGCAGGCTGGGCGGCACGGGCAGCAGCAGGGCGGCGGGCGGGCGCGGGCACGGCGGCGGCGGGCTGGGCGGCACGGTCGAGCAGGCGCAAAGCAGCAGGGTCGAGGCAAGGGCGGCCGTGCGTGGCCAGGGCAAGCTGTTCATCGAGGGACTCCCGGAGGGTGGCCGAGGCGGCGAGCTGGGCATGCAGCTCGAGCGTGAGCGTGTCGGCGCGGGCCTGGGCGGCCGCCAGCGCCGCGGCGGCGTCGCGCGCGGCGCGCTCGGCGGCCTGCGCGGAGGAGGCCACCAGCGCCTGATAGTCGCGGTCGCGCACCTGCCAGCCGGCCGCCGCGCCCAGGCCGAACGCCACCAGTACGGCGACGAGGACAAACAGCACGGGGCCGAGGAGGTCGCGCACCGGCGGGGGCGTAAGGTCGATCACGGCGCGACTCCGGGCGGGGGGCTCGCGCCCATGCACTGGCGGTACTCCGCCTTGCGGCGCGTAACCAGGCCGGGCTCGACCTTGCCGCCGGCGTAGCTCCAGCGCAGGATCTGCGCGCATGCGCCGGCGTAGTCGGGCGGGGTGGCCTGCAGCTTCTTGACCAGCGTCGAGCCACAGAAGGCGGGCGCGCCGATGTTGTAGGCCAGCGAGGAGTAAGCGTCGAACTCGTGCTGCGCGAGCGGCACGTCGCCGATGCAGGTGGCGATCTCGCGGGCGAACACGTCGGCCTCGGCGGCCAGGCGCTGCACCGCGCGCACCGGGTCGGTGCGCTGGCCCATGCGCACCCCGGCGGTGGTGCCGAAGCCGATGGTGGCCACGCCGACGCTGTCGCGGTAGGCGTGCTCGCGATAGCCCTCGTAGCCGGCCAGGGTGCCGACGAGCAACGCGGAGGCGGTGAGACCGAGCACGCTCTTACGCACGGCGCACCCAGCGCGGGGGGTCGAAGCGGCAGGGCGCGCCCGGCGCGCGGTAGTGCCCGGCGTCGAGCTGCGCGCAACGGCCGAAGGACGACACGGCGACCAGCCGATCATCGGCCGGTCGGGTGAAGTGGGTGCAGACTCCGCAGGTTTGGCGACCGGATTTCATGGCCGCATCATGCGGCGGGGGGGGTCGCGGGCGGAGCGGGAAAAAGTTCGGGGGGCAGAAGCAGTGCGCCCGCAGGCCGGGCTAGGTGACTGCCGACGGAGCGGAACAGACTCAGCGCGCGAAACACTCCGAAAACAGCGCGCTCTTGATCTCCCGGATGCGGTCGTAGTCCTGCTGTCGCAGCGCCGGGGAAATCCACTTGTCCTTGGTGCCCTCGAGTCGGGCGAGTTCGGACTTGTAGTCCGCGCATTTCCGGGCTTTGGCCTCCTTCCCCGCCTGTATCTCGTCGGCCGCTTCTCGGTTCCGGGCTTCACCTTCGGCGCGATCGCGGTCGACTTGCGCATTGAATGCCCGTTCACGCCGGGACTGCGCCTTTGCCCGCAGGCGCTCCGCATCGGTGGGCTGGTGCACCTGGAGGTCCATTGGCTTGGCGTTTTCAGCGCAGGGGGTCTGCGAATAGACGGTCTTGCCGCCTTCGGTGCACTTGTAGACCTGGGCGTGTGCGGGAAAGGCGGCGATCAACAGCACGAAGAGGGGGCGCATCATGGCGTATCTCCATTGCATCAGCGCCCTGGATTCTGCCTTAGAACAACCCCATCTGTCCGCCCATCTCCAGCACCGCGCCGCCGCCGTCGTCCGGGCGCTTGAGCACCATGCTCACCCACCGCGTGGTGCAGCCGAACTCGATCGCGATCTCTTCGAGCGTGGCACCGGCGTCGCAGCGGGCGCGCATGGCGCGCATGCGGGCGCGGGCGATGGCGGTCTTGCAGTTGGGGATGTGCAGGATGTCGTCGCCGTATTCGGCCACGATGCGGTCGGCGCCGACAGCGCCGACGAGCTCGGCGAGGCGCTCGTAGCGGGCGGCGCCGGCGGGGTTGTTGGCGGCGCCCTTGGGCACCGGGAAGGGGATGCCGCCGAGCTCGCGGATGAGCGCTTCGGCCTTGGCCCAGCCCACCAGGCGCACCAGGTCGCGCGCGGTCTCGGGGAGGTCGCTTTCGAGCAGAGGGGGGGCGGGCTTGCGGGCCATGGGGCGCCTCAGCGGGGCAGGGCCTCGTCGGCCTCGCGGTCGAGCTGGCGGGCTTGGGCCTCGAGGCGTTCGGCGTGGGCGATGTCGTCGCGGTAGGCCTGGCCGTCGGCGTAGGCGGCGTCGGCGCGCACGCGGAGGGCGTCGGCGCGCAGCTGGCCGGCGCGGGCGCGGAGGATGTCGGGGGTGGTGGCTTGCATGGCGGTCTCCAGGGGGGTGGTCAGTTGCCGGCCTGCTTGAACTGCAGGGTGCGGTTGAGGGCGCCGACGAGGTTGCGCAGGGCGCGGGCGTCGGCGAAGTCGACGTTTTCGGCCCAGCCCCTGCGCTTGGCGATGGCGTCGGCGTACTTGAGGGTGTGCACCTCGCCGGTGACGCGGTGCAGCTCGGCGAGCAGGGCGTCGATCTTGGCCAGCAGCGGGGCGCGGTCGGCCGCGGGGGTGACACGCTTGCGGCCGGCGTAGCCCGCCTTGCCGCGGTTGAGGTGGTCGAGCACGGCGCCGAGCTGGGCGAGGTTGCAGTCGGCCAGGCTGCCGCAGCTGGTGACCTGGCGCACGATGGCGCGGCGCGCGTCGTCGTCGAGCCCGGCCGCCTTGCAGGCGGCGAAGATGGCGCGCTTGCGCGGCGCCATGCGCTCGGCGGGGGTCTGGTGGGCGCTCATGGGGCGGCGACCTCGGCGACCTCGGCGACCTCGGCGGCCGGGGCGTCGGTCAGGCGGATGCCCTCCAGCCGCTCGACCTGTGTGCAGGTCTTGCGCAGGTGGCTGCACACCGCCTTGCCGCTGGCAAAGGAGGGGTTGAGCATCTCGAACGAGGCCTCGGCTTGCCGCTTCCAGATGGCCCGCACGTCGGCCGGCATGCCGCGCTTGGCCGCCTGCGCGGCCGCGTGGGCGCGCACCTTCGGGGGGTAGAGGAATATCGTCCGGGTGCGCCAGAACTTGCGCTCGACGGCGTCCGCCTCGGCCTTGACCGTTTTCCCCCACTCGATCTTGCCGTCGATGTACACGACGACGACGTAGCGCAGCCCCTTGCCGCGCTCGACCACGAGCGTGAGCTCGTGGCCGTCGGCGAGCAGCCTGGCGCGGCCGTAGGGGTGGGCGAGCTCGTGCTCGATTGCTTTCCAGTCTTCGGGGCTCATGGTGTCACTCCTGGTCGATGGGCATGGCCCACAGCAGCACGGCAAGCAGCAGGTCGGCGAGGGCTTCGGCGAGGCGGTGCAGCATGGCGGGCTCCTGCGGTGTGGGGTGTTACTCGGCTTGATGGAGGGGCCGCCAGTTACGCGGGCAGCCCCTCGGGCAAGACGGGTGTCAGAAGCCCGGGTTGAGCAGCGTGTCGAGCGCCTTGCCGGCGGAGAACTTCACCGCCACGCGCTCGGGGATCTCGACCGGACCGCCGGTGGCCGGGTTGCGCCCGGTGCGGGCGGCGCGGGTGGTCGTCTTGAGCTTGCCCAGGCCGGGCAGCGTGACCTCGGCGTCGGTGTGCGGGTCGGCGGCGGCGAAGTGCTCGGCGATGATGCGGCCGGCGGATTCGAGGACGATCTCGACGTTGTGCTTCGCGAGCCGGGTGTCGGCGGCGATGGCGGCGATCAGTTCGGACTTGTTCATGCTGTGGTGCTCCAGTGGTTGTGAGGGGTTGCCGGTTCCCGGCGCCCTTTGCGGCTTGCGCCAAGGCGGGCCTTTGCTGTCTCCGTGCCGGCTGGTCCCGATATATGCCCGTCGGTTTCCTGCGGTCATTCCGTGGTCAGACGCGGTCTTGCCAGATCAGCGCGTGGCGCGCGTCGAGGCTGTGCAGGGTGACGTTGTGGTCATCGACGATCTTGAAGGCGACGTGGTCGGCGCCGGCGGCGAGCATGATCAGGCGGCAGCCGTCCTTGATGCGTTCGATCTGGTCGGGCTCGAAGCTGCAGACGTTGGCCCAGCTGCCGCGGCTGTTGGACTTGAGGTGTAGTAGCGTGGTCATGCGTGACTCCGGGGGGTGGCGAGCGCGACGAGGCCGAGGGCGACCAGGGCGAGCGCGCCGGGTTCGGGGACGGTGTGTGTGGGCGCGTCGAGGGCGCTGCAGTCCTTGCCCTGCCCCGCGCACGGCGACAGCGCAAGCGCAGCCGGCGGCGCCGACGCCGGGCCCGACCCGCCGCGCGGGGCGGCGACGGGGCTGCGGTAGGCCAGCTCGGGCGGCATGATCGCGGCGGTGTACATCGCCAGCGCGACCATCAGCCCCGCGCCCAGCAGCACGCCCAGGGCGAGCCACTTGAGGCGCAGCCGGCGCAGGGTGCCGGGGGGCAGGTGGCGGGGTTTCACGCCACCTCCGCCAGCGCTTCGCGCTTGATCTCGTAGCCGAAGGCGTCGACCTGGCGCAGGCTGGCACCCACGTTGTGCAGGGTCTCGAGGGGCAGGTTGCGCATGGCGTCCTTGTCGAGCTCTTCCTTGGTGCGGATGCAGCCGGTGAGCCCGAGGTCCTTGAGCGCCTGCAGGGTGTCGGCGACGCGCTTGATCACCACCGAGGTGCTGAGGCGGAAGCCGATGATGCCGAAGGTGAGCTCGCGGCTCTTGACCTTGGCGAACTCGGCGCGGTTGGCCTCGGCGTAGTCCTTGATGGCGAGCTCGAGGCCGAGCTTCTTGTTCTGCAGCGGCTCGGCGGCGAGCTTGGCCGAGGCCTTGATCTGGTCGATGCTCTCTTGCTGGCCGGCCTCGATGAGGCCGAGTTCGCGGTCGATGCGGCCGATCTCGGCGAGGCAGCGGTCGACGTCGTCCCAGCTCTGCAGGGTGGTGCCGGTTTCGATGCGTTTGCGGGCCATGTCAGTGGTCTCCGTGGGCGGTGGGTTGGGAGGGGGGCGTTACGGCCGCGTCGTCGAGCGCGGTGCGGCCGGCGGGGGTGATGCGGTAGAGCCGCGACCGGCCATTGCCGACGGCGAGCCCGCGGCGGCTGGCGAGGCAGCGCGAGCTGACCCAGCCCCACTGCTCGAGCAGGTAGAGCTGATTGCGGGATGCGTCGTGGGACTGCGCGACGCCTGCGGGCAGGCGGGGGCGCAGTTGGGCGATCGCGTGCTCGTTGCCGTCGGCCAGCAGCGCCATGAGGGCGCGGCGCAGCGGGATCGAGCTCGCCTCGAGGCGGTTGCGCGGGGCGCCCAGGCGCGCCCGGACAAGCTCGACGCGCTCGCCGGTGGCGTTGGCTGCGGCGAGCGCGATCTGCGCGGCCATCGACAGCGCGGGGTGGGCGGCGGGGGCGATCATGCGCGCACCTCGCGCCCCAGCGCGTAGCCCGGCACGCCGAGCAGGCGGGCGAGGCGTATGGTGTCGGCGGCGTGGAGCATCAGCAGGTGGTCGCCGTCGTAGATGCTCACGCGGCCGTCGTCCCACATGGCGAACTCGATGCGCGCCGGGGGCGCGGCCACCTGGGCGACCTGTGCGGCGGCCTCGGCGATGCAGGGGGCGGGCTCGGGTTCCATGTCGCCGATCGCGTCAGCGATGGCGGCGAGCTCCTGGGCGATGCGGGGGCCCGCCTCGTCGCCCGGGGCGGCGGGGGCCGCCTGTTGCGGAGCGGGCGCGCGCTCGGGCACGACTGCCGCCATCGATGCGGCGGGGTCGTACAGCCGGTCGGCGCGCTCGCCGGGCACGCGCCCCTTGGCCACGCGCAGGCCGCCGAGCATGCTTTCGAGCAGGTAGCCGACGCCCTGGGTGGTCAGTTCGAGCTGTTCGGCCACCTCGGCAACGGTGATGCCCTGGCCAATCGGGCGTCCTTGGACCAGTTCGGCAATGCGGTTGCGGCGATCTTCGGCCGACGAGCGGGTGCGCTTGTTCTTGGGCATGGTGCGGGTCTCCTCGAGGTCGCGCCGGGCCGCAGGCGATTGCGGAAAACGGCGGGGGGTTTCGATGTGCTGCACGGCAAAGCAGCCGCGGGCGTTGAGTTCTTTCCAGCTGCGGTGCTGCACCGGCAGGCCGGTGGGCCACAGCGCGAGCCAGGGCGCGGGGTCGCCGGCGCGCTGGATGTGCGCGGTGTTGATCGCGCCGCCGCTGCGCAGGGCTTCGATCGCGGCCCAGAAGTCGGCCTCGGCGCCGCCGACCAGCGCGAGCAGGTCGCCCTCGCGGGCGGGCTTCTTGCTGGTGTGGCCGGCGAGGTGCTGGAGCACGCGCTCGGCGGTCGTGGGAACGGCGCTCATGGCTGCACCTGGGCGGTGGGCGCGGCGGCGTAGCGCACCGCGGCGGCCTCGTGGTCGGGGGCGGCGCCGCAGGCCACGCGGGTGGCGTCGACCTGGTCGGCGAGCTGGCGCACGGCGGCCCGCAGCAGGTCGGCCTCGGCCTGGGCGGCCTGGCTGGTGATGGCCACGCCCAGGGCGAAGGCGCACACGACGGGCAGGGCACGCTCGGCGGCGTCGTGCAGCCAGTTCAAGAAATCATTCATTTCGATTCCCCTCGAAGTGGGCGCAACGGCGGCACGCGTGCCAGTGCGCCAGCCGGAACGGGTTGTGGGTCGGCGGCTCGGAGCGGGCCTGCTCGGCACACAAGGCGCGCGGCTCTTCGCGGCCGGTGTGGGGGCAGGCCACTGAGTCGAGCACGGTCAAGGCGGTGCGCAGCAATTGGTCGGGGTCGCCGTAGGTGCCGGATAACAGCCGCGACACAGCCGGGCGCGAATAGCCCAGCCGCATCGCCACGGCTGCCTTGCTGCTGGCGCTGACCTCTGCTCGGATCAGCGAGAGCGCACGCGCACGCGCTTCGTGCGTGAGGGCGGTCAGGCTCATGCCTCCTCCCAGCTCGGTTCTTCGTGCCACACCACGCGCCCCTGGTTGGGGTCGAAAACCACCTTCGTGCGCTGCACCATCGGGGCGCGCGGGCCGGTCTTCATCTCGTGACGCAGCACGTAGCGCGCCGCGATCGGCCTGCTGCCGAGCTTGGCTGGCGCCACCTCCTCCAGATAGCCCGCGGCGTGCAGCGCGCCGATGTAGGCCTTGGCCGTCTCCGGGAACACCGGGTGATCCGGGGTCGAGGCGTAGGCCGCCAGCTCGCGGAAGTCGAAGGTCGGCAGGAAGTGGCGCATCGCGTTCCACATCGACTCGTTGCCGCGCCCCTGCGTGACCTCGCTGCCGTCACGGCGTAACCGCGGCGCCTCCAGGCCCACGTCCTTCACCAGCCAATAACGGTGCGCCGCGCCAGAGCGTGGCCGGTCCTCGCGGCGCAGAAAGCCGCCGGCCATCAGCGCCTTCATGTACTCACTGATCAGCGGCAGACCGACCTTGCTGGCGCGGGAGAGGTCGGTGGTGGTGAAACCGTCCTCGCGGTCGGCCATCGTGCGGATCGCCTCCCACACGCGCTGGCGCGGGCTCTTGCCGCCGGTCATTTCCAGGTGGGCGGGTCGGCGGCTCATTGCTTGATCCCTCCCGCGGGGAACTGCGAGACGGCAGCGCCAGCGCCGCAGACCTTCACGAAATCGTCATACTTTCCCCACGCATCGAAGATCCGTGCCACCGCAGGCAGGTTCTTGCGCGCCAACAGCCGCGCAGCTTCGTCCGCGCCGTCATACTCGCTGCCCAACTCCCTCAAGAGCCGAAGAGCGAAGCCGAGCGCCGCGTCGTAATCGAGCCAGACCGTTGTCTGGACGCCACCTGTTTCTACGTCGAGCAGCTGGATCACGATCTCGTCGAGCGTTTCAACTCGCCGGATGCGGGTGTCGATCGGCCCAACAACCCTGCGCCGCCTGTCATGCGTAACGAATTGGCGCATCACACCACCCCCTCGCTCTCGTCGGTGTAGATGCCGCGTCCGCCCCACTTGGCCAGCGTCATTTCGTCTTCGCCGCTCACCAGCGCCTCGTCGCGGATGCGGGCCAGATTCACGCAGGTATAGCGCACCGACCCATCGACGCGCGCCACGATCTCGGCCAGCAGATCCGGCGCCACCTGCACGCCGGCCGCATACACGGTGGCCAGCTTGGCCGCGTCCGCAAGGCTCACCGCCGGGGCTTCCACCCACTGGTAAACGCGGCTGTGCATCTGCTTCCAGCGCCGCAGGCCCACGCGTAGCTCGTCGGTGCCCACGAGCAGCACCGGCTTCTTGCTGCCCTCGTAGATGTCGCGCACCGTCTCGATCAGGCTGTCGCTGCGGATCAGGTAGTCCGCCTCGTCCAGGATCAGCGGGCGCCCGCTCTTGGCCAGCTGTGCGGTGATCAGGTCGAGCAGGTCGGCCGTGGTGGCCTTGTTCGGCGCCGCCACGCCCATCTCCAGCAACACCTTCTGCAGCACCACCTTCACGCTCCACACCCGGCGCACCTGCACGTAGTAGGCGCGGTACTGCGCCACCATGGCGCCGGCGGCCATGCTCTTGCCTCGGCCCGGCGGGCCATACAGCACGCCCATGCCGGCCACGTTGGCGTGGCGCGTCATCAGCGCCTCCAGCGCCACGCTCACCAGGTCGAGCGAGGCAATCGGCACCACGCCACCGGGCAGCGCCTTGTTCAAGGGTTCGTTCATCTTCATAATCGGGACTCAAGCTCCGTTTGCGGTTCTGACGGGCACGACGGTTGCCGCCGTCGTGCCCGAGTTGTTTCCAGCTGCCTGGTGCCGGCGCATCAGCGCGCCGAACTCCGACGACTGCGGGTACATCCCCCACCACTTCTGCAGTTTCGGTTCGTCGATCACCTCTCCTCTCTCTGCGATTGCGTTGATTTCCAGCCACTTGCGGAAGCGCAGCTCCGGCGTCTCCGGGATGTGCACCACCTTCTGTTCGGGGTCGGGCACGGGCGGCGGGTTGTCGCGCTCGGCGCGGCGCGCATCCAGGCGGCGCTGCAGGTCAGGCGCCACCGGCGCGGCCTCGCGGCCGTGGTCGATGCGCCGCGCAGCGCGGCCGGCCTCCTGCAGCCCTTCGCTGCGGTGCGCCTGGGCGCCGCGCGCCGGCAGCGTGGCCAGCTTCCCGGCCTCTGCGGCTTTCCGGCGCAGCAGCTCGCCCACCATGCGATCGGGGTCCACCTTCGCCCCGGCGCCCATGCGCTTCTTGTCTTCCTTCACGCGCTTGGCCTGGGCGTTGCGCACGTGCGCGGCCAGTTCCTTGCGGCTCACGCCCTTGCGCTCTGGGCAGATCGCCACGCAGATGAACTTGCCGTCCTGGTGCACCACCACGGCGCCGAAGTCCTCGGTTTCGCGCACCGTCACTTCGGTGCCCACTTCCACCAGGGAGAACAACTCCGGTGCGGCGTACCAGCCGCTGTCGATCTGCAATCCCTTCTTCTGCAGCGTGCGGGGATCGATCAGCGGTGCCAGCAGCACATCCAGTGCGCGCTCGTCCTCGATGCGGCGCACCGCGCCCGTCCAGGCCGCGGCACGGGCAAACGGGGTTTCGTTCGTCTCGCCGTGCGGGCGCTGCTCATAGGTTCCCTGCAGCCAGTCATTGATGTGGCCCTGCAGGGTGCTGGGCGTCATGTCCAGCTCGACCACGGTGTCCTTCTGGAACAGGCGCTCGCTGAAGGCCCGGCGCGACTCGATCGCCTGGCGCTCGGCCACGTTGTGCCCGACGAAGTTCGGGAGCAGCTCCAGGATGCTGTGCAGCATCACGCCGATGCCGCGCTCCACGTGCGGCTTCTGCCAGGGCGAGAAGGGCGCCGTCACTCGCTGCTTGATGCCCAGCGCCTCAAGCGCCATCTGGAACTCGCGCGCCTTGTAGTCCTGCCCGTTGTCGGTAACGATTTCCTCGGGCACGCCCCACGCCAGTAACGCCAGCCGCAGGCAGAACATGTGCGTCTGCGCCTTCGGCGTGCGGCTCAACACCACCAGCATCCGCCGGCTGTAAATGTCGATCACCACCGAGCAGGTGTAGCGCCGCTTCTGGTTGGTCTCGGGGTCGGTCAGCATCCAGTCGCTGGGCGTGGCGTCCATCTCCCAGCGCTGGTTCAGCCGCACCACGTCCTCGCTGGCGTTGCCCACCGCGCTCATGCACCGGTTTTTCCACTCGTCCGGGCTGGTCAGCGCGGTCAGCAGCTCCGGGTGTTTGTCCTGCCAGTTCTTCAGGAATCGGTAGGTCGCGTCGTAGCTCGGTGCCTCGAACAGGATCTCGCCCGTCTCAGGGGCCACCGCCGCACTGGCCAGCAGTGCGTGCAGGTCGTGGGGCATGATGGTCGGCCGCGCCTTGATCAGCGCCAGGGTGGTTTCATGCAGCGGCGGCTGCTTGGTGAAGACGTTCACGCCGCGCATCAGCGCGCCGTCCTGCTTGTCGATCAACCCGGCCAGCCCTAGCGTCTTGAACTTGGACTCCCAGCGCCCCAGCGATCGCGCGGAGATTTCCGGGAACGCCGCGCGCACCGCCTCGGTGATCTGCGGCAACGGGGGCAGCGTGCCGGCGTTGTAGAGGCTGCAGAACACCTCCTGCCCGCGCTTGCGCTTGATCGGCTGGGCCTGCACGAACCACACTTCCCAGCCCTGGACGATGCCCCACCGACCATCAAAGCGCTGTTGCTGCCCTTCGGTCAGGCTTTCTGCCAGCGCCTTCAGCGCCTGCTCACCCTTTTGCTGGCGAAGGCGCGCCTCTTCGGCCACGTCCGCGCGCACCTTCACCACCACGGCATGGTCGCGCAGGGCGCGCTCGCCGGCGGCGATGATCCCCTCGGCGCGGTCGATCAGCTTGGCGATGCGCGGCGGGGGGGCGTATTCGCGGCGGAGGCCGCCGCGGCCGCGACCTTTGCTTTCAATGCACGGCCATCCCTCACGAGAGACGGTAAGCCGCCAGCCTTCATCTGTGGTTGGGCAATCAGGCAGCTTGAGTTCAGCCAATTCCCGGCAGGTGTAGTGTGTTTTACGCATCGCCCAGCTCTCCCATCGCGCTCTTGAGCGCGCGAATCTTCTTCGCCGCCTCGTCGCGCATGCGTTCGAGCTTGCCGATCTCGGCGTCCAGCGCCGCCTTGCCCACCAGCACGCGGCAGCCGCGGCGGTCCGCCAGCCACTGCGTCAGCAGGTGCGTGTGGCACGCCGCTTCCAGCACCGGCGCCAGGTAGAACGGCAGGTTGTAGGCCTCGCGGCTCTCCGCGCTCCACGCGTCCAGCATGTATTTGGAAACGTCGCGGCCAGCCAGGCGGCTCATGCGCGCGGCCACGTCCATGCGGTCGCAGCCTGCGCCGGCCAGCGCCTGGCTCACCAGATGAGCCACTTCCACCCCATAGCACTGGCTGCCCGGCGTCTGCTCCGCAGGCTGCGGCAGCAGCGCGAACAGGTCGCCCGTGCGGGTGTCGTCATGACGTGCCATGGCCATCTCCACGTCCATCCCGCTTACGCGGCACCCACGCTGTCAGCGCGGCGGACATTGCGCCCACCCTTCTGGACGCTAGAATGTCCTTCAGTAACGCGGGTTTCCGCGCTTTTGGCAGGCGGCAGCAGGAATGCGGCGGGGTGTCCCACGCTGGCCAGGGCCGCCCGGCGCCAGGGGTTGGCGGCGATGCATTCCGCGGTGTATCGGCTCGGCCAGATCTGCGCGGGGTCCAGGCCGAGCGCATCGGCGATGATGTTTTCGTACTTGGGCGCGCTGCCATACAGCGCATCGCGTACAGCGCGGCAATTCACCCCGTGGGCGCGCCCAAGATCGGCGAAGGTCAGGCCGCGGCGGCGTAGCTCGGCGCTGATGGCGTGGCGATCCCAGTCCTGGGGCGTGTGGGGCGTGGCTTTCATGTGTTCAGCTCCTGTCTATTGCTTGCGTATTGCAAGACTAAACAGCACTAAACAGCATGTCAACAGTTGGTTGAACGGTTCGCACGCCGCCAACCCTTCATTTCTTAATAAGTCTTTTCCTTCAATTGGTTGCGATTTACCAAGAAGGCGACAGACTTACCAACCAAATTGGTTACTGCCTTGGATAAAGCAACTTTCACCACAAAGCAGCTTGCGGAACTGCGGATCCCAGGAATGCCAAAGACGGCTGAAGGGTGGCGGGGACTCGCGCTCGCTGAAAAATGGGATTGTTTTGAACAGCCAGGGCGTGGGCGTGGCGGGGTAAAACGTGAATATGTGCCGCCGCTCGAGCTGCTCGAGCTGATCCGTCGCCACATGCGCGGGGAGGCCGTGACGGAAGAAGAGGTGAGCCGCGCCCGGGCGGTTCGGTCAGCCGGCTTTCAGCACGCACCAGGCCGTAGCGCGCGCACGGAGGCTGCAACCGCGATCAATGCCGACGGGCGCTATCCGTCCGGCAGCGCGCCCTCGCCTCCCGGCGTGGCCGAGCCAGGGCCCGCCGGCGCACCGACGGCGGCGGCGACCGGCTCCTCGTCGCCAGGCGCGCGCACAAGCACGGGCCGGCTCGCCGACCCCACCGACGACGACCGCCTGCAGATGCTCCTCGCCCTGCTGCGCACCATGGAGCACCACCTCAAGGCGCCCGTCAGCGCCGAGGTCGCCGCCCGCATGCTCGAGGTCGTCGACGCCTGGCACAACTTCGCCGCCCGCCAGCCCGCCATCCTCGCCCGCCTCGAGGCCGT